ATATTCCTATTAACGCTGCTATTAAACTACAAATAAGTACAATTTTTGGAAACAATGTTACTGCAAATACAAATGTAAATACAAAAACTAAACCTAATATCGTTATTAAAGCAGCAAATATTTTTTGTTTCATCGTCTTTTGTGCCATATTATTTCTGTATTTACTATTTCAATTAACTTCTTTAAACATGCAAGTTCTGCTTCTTCGTAGGTAATATACATTCCATAGCTTTCTCCTTTATTAGTGTAGTTTCTATTTTTATGTATATAAAAACCATACCCATTTGCTACTAAAGCTATTGAAGAATCTAATTGATACTTCTCTCTAAACCATCTAAATGCTTGTTGGTAAAGTGGTGCATCAATATAATCATCTGAATTTTCCCATATTCTTGTATCAAATTGAAATTTACCTGAATGATTAACCATATTATAATAACCAAAACAAGGTTCATCAAATCCAAGTTGCTTTAACTCTAAATCTTCGGTATAAGGTACAAATTCTTTTTTCATAGTTATTTAATTAAGTAAGGTAAGTGCCAAAAGGTATTATTACAAGCGCATAGAGTTATGAAGAAAACACTTATGACCATTATACCAATAACTAAATGAATTGCGGCTAAAAAATCTGATGTTTTATATGCTTCTAATAGTTCTTTGTTGGTATTAAAGACTAATCTTCCAGTAAACCATATAAATAAACCAGTCATTATTATTGAGATTATTAAAAATATTATTTCCATATTATTGTTTAGGTTGAATGATTACTCCGTTTGAGTAGTTAGCCATTAGAAAATGTTTTCTAATTACTGTACCATGTTCTGATGTTTCAAAATGCTGAATGTCATTATAACTTTCTTCAACAGGAAGTATTGTTGCCGAGGATAGGATTTCTTTGTAGATTGTTAATTCACCATAATATAAATTATGCCAATTCATAGGGTTTCTACTTTTAGTAATTTTAGGGTTATCTACATCAGGAATCATTTCTGTTTTAAATTCAAGTTCAGCTATCTTAGCTTCAATCTCTTTCTTTCCTTCTTCTGTTAAATATATTCCTTTCATATTATTTCTTTTTAAATTGTTCAAACCATATTTTTAACATTTCTTCTTGAGTATGTTTACCAAAGCATCTATAATCATAGTCAGCACAAAACTCTCCAAAACTTTTCATATCTTCCTCACTATACATTTGTTCTTGTTGCCATTTAGCACCTTTAACCCAAGCCCTTATCTCTACTTTACTTGGTTTCATCAATCCTTCTTTATTGTACCAATCTTCAGCAGCTTCTTCAAGTGTTTCTTTTTCCATATTATTTCTTTTTAAATTGTTCTTTCCAACTTATAAGAAGTTCTTTACTTGTAGTATAATGTTGTGTTCTTGAATTTCCCCAAGTCCAGTCTAACCCATTAAAATAATAAACATAATTACTTTTTGTACACCATTCAGTGAATTTAATCATATCTTCCTCACTATACGTCCTTTCAGCTTGCCATTTAGCACCTTTAATGAAACCTAATATTTCCCTATATTTTGTTGTATTATCTAATCCAAATTCTTCTTCTAACAAGTAATCATTTTGAGAACATTTACACATTTTAAAAAATAATTCCTTAGGGAAAAGAAAATGCTTTAATGCTGAATTTTCAGTAGCTTTTTCAAGTGTTTCTTGTCTTGGTATAAAAGGATGTCTTACATTGTGTTCAGATTCTTTTAATCCACAATTACATATTCTTTCTTGTTTAGGTTCTTCTTTTTGTTTACCACAAGCACACCCATATTTACTAATAGGATGCTTACAATTTTCACAATTTTGTTTAGGTTTTTCTTGTGGAATGATGATTTTGTAACCAAATTTGTAACCATCATACCATCTTTGAAACTCAACTTTCTCACAACTTGGATTCTTAACAAACCATTCTAAAAACTCATCATCAATAGCTTGTACACCATCTTTGATTAAGTCTTGGTCTGTTGTTAGGATGATTTTTTTACCATAGTCCTTGCCTAAATGATTAAAGTGAGTATAAACCGCATCATTTATTGATAATCCCCTCTCGCCTTCTTTAATTTGTTCTGAATTAGTGATGTAGATGTTTCTACCTTGTTTCCAGTTTAAATGTTCTTTAGAAACCCCAAATGTTACATTAGAATAATAATGCAACCTACTTGGTTTATCTGTTGGTAATAAATGTATGTTTTTCATTGTTATTCATATTTATAAGTTCCTACTAATACTGTTTGACCCTGTGAGTTGGTGGTTGTTTTGGGTATATCACATTGTTGATATGGATAATCAGATTCTTCATTATAACCTTTGTTCATAGTAATAACTTCACACTCAAACCCAACAGGATATTTTGGTTGTTGGAGGTGTTGGATGTAATTATCAAACCAAATTGTGTATTTAGATGCAGCCACAATCATATCCCAAGCAGATACATCACCTTTCGGTAACATACTTACAAGTTTATTCCTAATGATTAAAATATTCTCCTCTGTGTACTTATACTTCTCTTTGGCTTTGTTGTAACCTCCTTTAAGACTTATAGCTGCTGTTTTCTTGGTGTGCTCGTCTTTAAGATTACCTATTGTATTAGTAATCCAAGAGTCAACCTCATCTTCCAATGGTGGCAACAAAGGCACTCCTTCAAGTGTAGGTGCATTGTTTAGTGGTAAATGACAAATCACTTTCTTTCTACCTAATAAAGATGAATCGTCATTCCATTTCCACACTTTATAATTATCAGTAATGTAACCATATACTTTAATCTCTGAATCATCTACAACAAGTAGATAGTTGTCTGTTTTAATAATGTTGTGTGTCATATTATGTTTTCTAATGGATAACTATTTAAGATTGATTCTTCATCAATATCAGGAGCATACTCTCCACTTGCATCAAAATCATTAAGCTCATAATTGTCAACGGCTGCTTTCAATGCCGCTTCTACATGAAGTTTAGCAAATTCTCTTAATGCTACAATATCTCTATATCTACAAGAACAACCTTCTGATTTAGAATGATCGTGATTGTTATATTCTTTTAAGAACTTTTCAGCTGTTGGTATTTCCATATTATTTTATATTAGTTAGTGGATAAGCTTCATCATAACCTTCTTCAAGTTGTCCGTATTTATCTATATAAATTTCTTGAGCTTTTTTACACGCTTCAACATGAAGTTTAGCAAATTCTTTCATTGCATTTTCTACATCTTCTTTACAATCATTTTCAGATAAAACATAATCGATGTTTTTTCTTAAAAATTCTTCTGCTGTTGGTATCATATTATTTCATATTTTTAAGTTTATAAATATAACTACTATCTTCAGCATATTTACCATCAATAGCTTTTAAATATCTATTTTGTATTTTTATATAATGTTCTAAACACTCAGTATAAGTATTATATACTCTATATTTATTACCTTTTTTAATACCTAATAAGTTTTTATTAGTTTTAACTAATTTAGATGTATAATTACCTGATTCTAATTTAATTTGAGCTAATGCTACATTAGGTAATATACAACCTAATTCTACTAATTTAGCAGTTATAGCACTATCATTTAATTCAACATCTTGAACTTTATCAGTTTTAATAGTTTTAAATATTTTATAATCATTAGCTGAATTACAAGTAAATACTAATACAGTAATAACTGTTATTACAAGAAATAGTGTAATTGCTGTTACAACACTATCATTGTAAGTTTTACATTCATTTTTACATTTTTTACAAATGTATTTGTTGTCTACTACTTGCTTAACATTTTCATAACAACAACTTGATTTTAAGATTGGATTTTTCATATTATTTTATTTAATAATTTGTAGTCAGGACGAGATTTGAACTCGCATCTCCTATACTAATATAGGGCGTTACCAATTGTGGTATTTATTCCCACTTACGCCACCTGACCATTTTGCCACTTATTCTCTTACCCTTTTATATCGTGACTAACCTGCTTTACTTAAACGAGTTTTTCAAGGGTACAGGTTATTTGTAGTCAGGACAGGATTGATAGAAGTAACTACTCATCCTCACTTACTTTTGATTGGATAAACTACCAATTCCGCCACCTGACTGTTTTTTACCTAACCTGTTCAATGGTGAAGTCCATTTCGTGTTGAACGTGGTCCATAAAAACTGTTACAATATCATTTGACAGTTTTACGATAGTACCGCTTTCCCAACCATCAGCAGTTAAACATTCAACAACGTCATTTTCTTTAATTGTTTTACCTAATGTAGTCATGTTTATTTAATTTTTAGCTGTGTGAACAGGATTCGAACCTGTAACCGTATACTTTCACACGGAGTCATCTGTTAAAAACAGAACCCTTGGTATCCCAATTCCGCCACCTGACTATTTGTTAAAGAGAGTAGTATTTCTACTACTCTCTATTTAATTGATTACATTAAAGATTCAAGAACTGCTTTAGCTGTTGTAACAGCAGTTGGTGTAGCAACTTTAGTTTCAACTCTCATATCAACATCACCAAATGCATTAGCATTAGCAGATTCTTTATGATTAGTATAATCATTTACAAAGAATCCTGTTGAATATTGTACAGGTTGAACAACATTACCTTGGCTATCTTTAATTACATGCTTTTCTTGTAATTGTTCTTTAGTTACAATACCAGCATTAAGAGCATACTTTTGCTCATCAGTTAATACATCTACAAGCTTGTTGCTATATTTCTTGCAGATTCTTGCATTAGGTTTAGTAGCAAGCATTGCTTCTACTTGTTCTTTAGTTACATTACTTGGAACTAATACCCATGCCATACGAGTACTCTTGTACTCAGTTCCTTCAATATTGAATGCTTCAACATCAAATAAACTATCAGACATACTGTTTTCTACTTTCTTACCTGGATAAATACTAGCTACTACTTGTCTGATTTGAGCTTGTTTAAACTCTGGCCCTTTTAAAGAGTCTACAATACCATCTACAGTGATTGGATTAAATTGTTTGCTAATTCCGTTTACAGTTGTTTTCATTTTGATTTAGTTTAATAATTAATAATTAGTTTAATAGTTTGGTTCTTGTATAGCAATTTTAACTGCTTGTTTAAATTTTTGTTGAAATTTAGGAAACTTAATAAACATAAAGCAATCGGCTAGTTCATTTCGATGATTTAGTTCAATTTTAAATGCATCTAACCATTCTTTGCTACTATGTCCATTAATTTTATCTTTAGGCTTATTTTGTAATTGTTTAATACAACTTCTGATATGATTGGTATCCATATACTTTAAATATGTATCACCCCATTTCCAGTTGCTAGAACTACTAAATTTTCTAACAATACCATTTTCTTTTTGATAAATGCTAGAATTTAATTTAGCAAATCTTTCTTTAGGACTCATCTGAGTCTGTTGCATATTTTTCATTGTTTTCTAATTGTTTTATATCAACAATACTTTGTTGATTGGTTTGTAATTCGTTTTCTGATTTAGTTCTCCAAATAGGTAGTCTATTAACACAGATACCAATAGGAAGGTATAGAATACCTCCTATTGATTTTCCGTATTGTTTTAAATCAGACCATTTGCTAGCTTTAACAGTTAGCTTTGTATCTATATTTAAAGGCTCTTTCATGCTACTTTAAGTACTATATTAAACCTAATCTTATTTTTGTAGCCAACAATAGCGTTGATGAATTGTTCTTTTAATAGAGCACTACTTTTAGATAGTTTAGCTCTTTTAATAAGTTTCTTTTCATCATCACTTTTAGTAAAATCAAATGTTTTAAATAGTAAAGGAACTCTAAGTCCTTCTTTAACCATTTGACTATCATTACTACAATTAACTCTTAGTTTTAAGAGTTCAGGATCATTTGCTTGTCTTAATACAGATCTCATGTTATTCTTCAATTAAATCGTTAATAATTTGGTATTCTTCTTCAATAATATCTATTACATCTTCTAATTGATATTCTAAAGCTTGTTTTTTCTCAAGATATTCTTCTTCAGTAATACCAATCATTTGATTATAATCAGAATCTAACAAATCAATTTGATTTTGTAAGTCTTGGGCTAATTGTTGTGCTGTCATGTTATTTGTTTTAAAGTTAATAATTAGTTTTTAATATGTGGTCAATGTAAGTACCTGCTAATAGTGTACCTATAAGGCTTGCTGCCCAAAAAGGTGGACTGCATACTGTACAATCTGCAATTGTGTAATCTGTACCAATAGCTACAAAGAATGCAATTACAAATGGTACTAATGCACCTAAGAATAGGATAGATAATAATATTAACGCTGCTTCTAATACTTTGTTGATTAGTTTTTTCATTTGTTTTTAGTTTAGTTAGTTAGTTTTAAATTAATTGTGTTTTACTTTCTTCATCAAATCTATCATCATCTTCATCAGATAAATAAGATTCATGAAATTCTTGAGCCATATCACCTTTTAAAACAAAGTTATTAGCTGCTTTAATATGTTTTTCTTTTTCAAGTTTTTCATTTAAAGCAGTTTTTAATCTGTTTTTATTTTTGATGATTAGCTTTAATGTATTACGCAGGTGGTTAACATCCATCTCATCGACAGATATTAACTCACCATTGCGTTGTTTCCAGTAAACTATTTCTTTAGCACTCATTTGATTGGTTTTCTAAAGAATTAAGTTCACACTCGTTTTGTAAATCAACTAAATGTTCTTTTTCAGCTGTAGAATATCCACCACCAATTAATGCAAGTTTTTCTCTAACCATAAATAAACATGGTCTAATATTGCTTAATCCTAATGGAGACTCTGTTTCTAAATGGTATTTAGTTAACAGTCTTTCTAATTGTTCTAATTCTAAATTTGTCATTTTGTTTTGCAGATTATTACAACTTGCCAGTTGCTTGTTATGTTATTCATTCACTAAGTAGAATGATTCACTGTGTTTTACACCTAAAACTTTGATAGGAATTTGAATGAATAAGTTTATTATTTATTCTGTTATCGTTTTGCAGTCTTATTCTCCGCCTGGTAAACCCTAGGCATAAGAAATAATCCAAACAAACACCTTATCAAAGAAACTGGTGTCCTCAACATCTTGGAATGTTATTGAGTTTTTTATTTAAAGCAAGTATATGTATTCACCTTGCTTACAGGTTTGTCCGCACTTCCTCCTGACGCAACAATTCAGGACTTAATCAGTTTATTGTATTATACTTATATACTCAACTGGCAGATTGATTCAAAAGATTAAAAATGTGTTTTCATAAAGCAGTCTTAATTTATTACACGCAAGCCACTAGCGTGAGCACTAAGAACCTATCTAGTATAGGATTACCTGTTGTCTAGACAAGTTTTACCAGTGAGTTATAACTAGAATTTAGAATAATCTCTCTGCACTCAGTTGTAATTTGCACAATGGTCATGGATATAAATCCCCATTATTATACTATTAACAGTTTTGAGTTTTACCTCACTGAAAGCATACTAAACAGTATACGTAATGTTTAGTACTCTAAGTGTTCATCTTTCTGTTAAATATTCGTATAACACGCTTACAAATCACAACTGCTCACCCTAAGGTTAGTGCATTGAGATGTGAGAAACATGGTAGGACAGAGCTCACGAAGAGATGTCCTTTAAACCATGTGATATTTTAGAATATACTTGGAACAGCAATCCATTGTAAAGTACGACCTTGATATTCTTTATCAACAATAACATATTGTATGTTATTACCTTCTAGTAAACTATTAAAGTGTTTACGAGAGATAAAATATGTATCATATTGATTGTGCAAGGATATACAAACAGATGATTTGTTCATACGAAGTAATCTGATTTGGCTGAAAGATAGTGTTTTCATTAGCTATATGTTAGATGAAAGGTTTTTTGATGGTTATTATTAGAGCTGGAGATGTAGCTGATGTTATGGATGGTCACAAGCTGTAGATGAAAACCTTTCGGCTCCAGCTCCAGCTCCAGCTAAATTATAACACAAGTTATGCACTCCTACTATTTAAGTAGGAATGCAATGGCTTGTGAATAACCTTCAGGGTGTGAAATAACGGTTTTAATTTTATCAGCAATGCACATTCTGCTGTCCTTACTAAAACCTGTGACGTTAGTGTAAGTTCCCTTACCCTCAACAACAACGTCTTCTAGGCAAATGTGAGTATCCTCTTTACTAGGCTCTATTTTAGCCCAGTATTTACCATTAATAACAAACATTTGTTTACCTGCGTTAGAACCTTTAGTAGGAGTCACAGGATTTACGGATTGGATTAATTCTAATTTCATAACAATGAATTATTATATCTAGCTACTTTAATATGGGTAAGCTAGTAACACCCACGGAGTACTTACCCCGCAATGTTTCAGGTGGGTGGGCTTAAGGGAGGAGGTCCACCCTCTCACATCCTCAAAACAATTTTTAAATTTTCTAAAAAAATTTTTAAAATTTTAAAAAAATAATATACATTTAGCTATTTATTGCTTAACATTCTTTAACAATAAAGTACTTGACTTTTTAATATTATGATATATATTGTACACGTATCATAATTAGTAAGGTAATGGCTTACGAATTATACCAGTGAATACTAATAAGTAGGATCTTAGAAGTTGGATAGTAATCCGCAGCCTTGAGATAATAGGTAAACATAGCAGATGAGGTTTCTCCAATAGGTACACAAGGACTTGAGTAAAGTAAGGTATGGCACTCTAGGGTAAAAAACAACAGTAGTAGAGATACTCCCCTAATGGTTATGATTGAGTGTGTAGGCTAAAAACGGATACTTGAAATAAAACTTAAGTCTGAATATTTAAACTACTAGGGGTAAGTGTGCCTTATTGGGTAGTATATAAGAGTATTAATGTTCTAACTTAGGGAAATGAAAATAGAAATTAATAATACTCGTGATAAGATTATAGAGCAATACTATACTCTTGTTAATCCTTTATTAGGTAAGGATAAATTAGGTCCTGTTGAGATTAAAGTCTTGAGTAAAATGGCTTTAGTATATAATACGTATCAACATCTAGGAGAAGAAGCTGCAAATCTTCTATTATTCCATACACAAAGTAGAAAACAAATTAGAGAGGCTATTGCTAAAGACTTACAAAGTGCTTTTAGTAGGAATAGTCATGAAGCTATTTTATCTCGTCTTAGAAAGAAGAATTTAATTACTAAGACTAAGATATTGTATTTACCTCCTATTAAAGATGGTAAAATTAATGTAGATATTAGACTTAATATTGTTAGTAATGAGTAATAAGTTTATTGATAATATTATTAAGGAAGTAGCTGCTGAAGAGAATTTACCTGAATATGTTGTAGAAGAAATCTACAATTCTCCTTTTAAATTTATGAAAGAAAATACTAAGAAATTTGCTAGTTGGAAGATTTATTTAGTAAATGGATTAGGTAAATTTATGCCTTATAAAACTATTCTTACTAAGGTAAAGAATGGTGAACATATTAATAATTTTAAAAAATTAGAAAATGAAGAATAAATCAATTAATATTGATAAGCAAGATGATAAGTTAGTTATATCTGTTTATCCTAAGTTTTATAAAGATGAACAAGTAAACGATGTTACTCCTACTATTATTATCTTAACTAGTAATAAGATTAAGGTTACTATGAATATTGATATAAATGTATCTAATAATGAGTATGATGAAGTATTAGGTATAACTACTAATAGGGATGAGAACTTTCTTACTAAAGGTACTTGGATTAGTAAAAAGCATTTTGTTACTAATATATCTAGTGTTGTAAATAGACTTGAATTAGAAAACGATGAAATTGATTTAGAGTACGTTGTACAAATTACTACTTATGGTAATATAATTAATATTAGAACTAAGAATGAAGAAATACAAGAACAATTACTAACTTTATTAGAAGAGTGGTACAATGAGTAATTATACTGAAATAGTTGAAGGTTGGGGTAATTATATATTCCCTAATAAAAAGGTAGAATATATTGCTAAATCTAGAGCTTTAATATGTGCTGAATGTCCTTTAAATGTATTAGGAATTTGTAGTCCTTTAAAGAAAGGTAAAGTTGTTAAAGACTTTACTTATAAAAATAAACTAAGAAAAGAAGGAGATGAGTATGCTGGTTGTGGATGTCCTATAGCTACTAAAACTAGAAGTTTAACAAGTAAATGTCCTTTAGGTAAATTCTTAGAAGAATCAATAGATTAATAAATTATAAATAAACAATTAATAAATTATAGAATGGAAACAAAACAAAACGAGTTAAAAGGAATTACCCCATTAAATGGTACAGTTATCTTAGAAATGCCTACTAAGACTGCTAGTGGTATTTTATTGAATACCGATGTTAATAAATATCAAGGTGTATTTAGAGTAGTAGCTGTAGCTGATGATGTTACTAGTATTAAAGTAGGTGACTATGTATTAGGAGCTGGTAGTGTTATGCCTTTAACTGTTAAACAAAATAATATTAAAACTGAGTATGCTCAAGTATATAAGTCTGCTATCTATACTATTATAGATAAAGATCTTGTAGAAGATGCGTACTTTGGTACTATTGAATCAGGTCATAATGATTAATTATGAGAATATTCCAACAAAAGGATAATAATATAATTGTTTCTCCAGAGATACTAACTATACCAGAGTTTAGTGCTATTTGGAAAGCAGATAAAACTAAAGATAAGGTAGAGGCTTTTAAAGCCTTTACCTATATCTATCATACAGTAGATTATAACTCTCCTTATAGTAACTATCCTAAAGATAAAAAGGATGACTCTATTAAGCAAGATATGCTTGGTGATCCTCAATATAAAATAAATGATAAAGTTACTAACGCATTAACTAAGTATAAACAGTTACAAGAAACTCCTTTACAAAGGTTAATGCAAGCTGCTAAGAATAAAATAGATGATATAGCAACTTATTTAGAAACTACTAGTGTTGATGATGAATCAATTAAGTTAGTGTTAGAGGTATATAAAAATATATCAACTGCTGTAAGTAATTTTGATAAGCTACAACAAGCTGTTGAAAAAGAAGTAGAAAAACAAACTAGCAGAAACCGTGGTGATATACAAGTTAATAGTGACTATAATGAATAGGATATTTAGATCTAAGAAATCTAAAAGTCCTAAACAAACTAAAAATTTTCAATCTGAGTACGGATGTTAATAGGAACTAAACAATTTCTTGAAACTAGAGAGTTCTTTGAAACTCATGACATGTATACTAAAGCTTTACCTGGTACTTACCAGTATAAAGAGTTTTGGGATGAGCAAGTAAATAGATGTTTAAATGGATATCAAATAGGTAATCTATGGATACCTGGTCCATACTACTTCTATTTAAACTTCTTTCCAATCTTAGGTAAGGATCCTGTTACTGGTAGAAAGAAAAAGATATTTCCTAAATTTACTGATGTCGACTTAGAATACTTTCTTATATTAGAAGAAGCTAGAAAACAAAAAAAAGGTGTTATTATGACTAAGCCTAGACGTACTGGGTTTTCTTATAAGAATGCTGCTGTAGTAGTCCATGAATATAACTTTTACAAGGATGCTAAATGTGTTATAGGTGCTTATGAAAAGAAGTTATCTGAAAACACAATGAATATGGCATTGGAAGGATTAAACTTTCTTAATAAGAGTACAGTATGGTTTAAGCCACGTAATCCTGATACAAAGGAACATGTTATGGCTAGACATCAAAAAGTAATTGATGGTGTACCACAATGGGCTGGTTATAACTCTGAGATTAGACGTTTAACTTTCCAAGATAACCCATTTAGTTCAATTGGTTTAAGTGCTAACATATTCTTATTTGAAGAAGCTGGTTTGTTTGCTAATATTAAAGAGTCTTATAATATATCTGAACCTACCTGGAAAGATGGTGATGATATGATTGGTTTACCTATTCTATTTGGTACAGCTGGTGATATGGACAAGGGATCTTTACAGTTCTCTGAGATGTTTTATAATCCTGAGAAGTTTAACTTGTTATCCTTTGATAATATATGGGATAAAGAAAAGACTGGTAGCAAGTGTGGTTGGTTTTTACCTGCTAGTAGACAAAGGTTTGGTAACTTCGTAGATCCTAATAACAACAATAAATCAACACCTATGGTTGATGAGGATGGTAACTCTAATCAAGAGTTAGCTACTCTATCTATATTAAAGTATAGAGAAACTAAGAAAGGTGATATGAAAGCCTTTAGAGATAGTATTACCCAGTACCCTCTCACTACAATGGAAGCATTCCTTGTTAAAGGTAATAATATATTTCCTACTGATTTAGCACAAGATAGATTAGCAGAGCTTGAGTCTAATAAGATAATTACTGATTCATATTGGTCAGCTGATCTTAAACAAACTGAAACTGGTGTAGAATTTAAGTTAACTGATAAGTTACCTATAGTTAAGTTCCCTTTACAAGCTGATGATGATAAAGAAGGTTGTGTTCAAATCTTTGAACAACCTTATACTGATAAACCTGCCTTTGGAATGTATATAGCTGGGATTGACCCTTATGATGATGACCAGTCTAGTACTGATTCATTAGGTAGTATATTTATTATGCACTCCTTAACAGGTAGAATAGTAGCTGAATATACAGGTAGACCACAAACAGCTAAAGAGTTTTTTGAGATTTGTAGGAAGTTATTAGTGTATTATAACGCTGTAGCTAACTATGAGAACAATAAAAAGGGTCTATTTGCTTACTTTGAGCAAAGAAATTGCTTGCATTTACTATGTAGTACCCCTAAAATCCTTAAAGATCAACAAATTATCACCATTATAAGGGATTCTGGTAACACAAGTAAGGGTACTAATGCTTCTAAAGAGGTAAATAAGTACGCTAGACAGCTAATTAGAAGTTATATGATGGATCAAGCATACAATAAAGAGTCAGGTATCACAAATACACACACAATTCCTAGTATTCCCTTGTTAAAAGAGATAATTTATTGGAATGAAAGTGGTAACTTTGATAGAGTTAGTAGCTTAGGTATGCTTTTAATCCTTAAAGAAGATAGAATTAAGTTAGTTATTGAGGAAGAAGAGGAAGAAGAAGATAAATTTAGAAGTTTTTTTAATAGATATACAAATACAAACAATAGCTATATACCTACTGGAATTACTTTTGGTCATGAATATAGATAATTACATATAAGTAATACATTATAATTTTTCATATGAACAAGTTCAACTTAAATATTACTTTTCCTAACCAGAAATTACCAGAATCATCTAAAAATGAGGAATGGCGTAAGCAAAATGTAGATGCTGCTGAAACTTTGATATTGAATCAAAACCAATATACAAGAAATTCTAGGTATTCTAAGCTGGTTAACTATGATTTATATGCTGGTAAGCTACATCCTAGTGATATGGAGCTTATTATGAACCCATTAGGTCTAAAAGATGTACATTTTCCTGCAAGACCTTTAAATCACTCTATTATTAACCCTTATATTAAGACCTTAATAGGTGAGGAAATTAAAAGAAGGTTTGATTACCATCTTAAAGTTAATAATGAGGATGCTATTAGTGAAAAAGAGAAATCTCAAATTGAATCTTATCAACAATTAATTGAGCAAATCTTACTTGAAGGTTTAGAACAACCTCAAGAGCAAACTGAGGAAGCTAAAGCAGCTTTTGAAGCTGAAATTGAGAAAAGACTTAGACAAAAGAAACAATACATGACCTATGAGTGGCAAGATGTTAGAGAAATTGCTGGTACTAGGTTATTAAAATACTACACACAAAAGAATAACTTACCTGAAGCCTTCATGAGAGGGTTTGAGGATAGTTTAATTTGTGCTGAAGAGATCTATAGAATAGATGTTGAGAACAACGAACCTGTTGTTTATAAATGTAATCCTTTAAATACTTATTTTTTACTACCTCCTAACTCTAATAGAGTAGAAGATTGTGATATTATTATTGAAGAAGATTATATTCCTGTTAGTAAGGTTATAGATGATTATTATGAATACCTTAAACCATCTGAAATTGATTGGTTAGGTGAACGTACTATGTATAAAGCTAAAGGTACTTATGGTGGACCTGTTAACTATGAGTTACAAGATCCTACCTTTGCAATACCATTTGGTTTTACTAATAGTATTAATATTAATCAAGTAAATGTATCTGCTAACAGTTATCTTGCATTTGATTCACAAAATAATGTAAGACGTGTTAAGGTAGTTTGGAGAAGTCTTAGAAAAGTAGGTGTACTATCTTATATAGATGAGTTAGGACAACCTCAAGAAACTTATGTACCTGAAACATATAAAGTAAATAAAGAAGCTGGAGAATCAGTTAAATGGATTTGGATAGGTGAATGGTGGGAAGGTACTAAACTTGCAAATGAGATTTATATCAAAATGCAACCAAGACCAATCCAATTTAGAACTTTAAATAACTTATCTAAATGTGCTAGTGGATATGTTGGAACTATTTATAAAACTAATAGTTCTCAACCTCAATCTTTGCTAGACATTATGAAGTCTTATCAATACTTATATAATGTTATTTATCATAGAACCCAATTAGCTTTTGCTAAGAATATTGGTAAGGTAGCTAACTTAGATTTAGCTAAAATGCCTGCTGGATGGGAACCTGATAAGTGGTTATACTATATGAGAGAGATGGGATTAGCTGTAACTGATAGTTTTAATGAAGCTAAAAAAGGTGCTGCTACTGGTAAGTTAGCTGGTAATATGTCTAGTAATCAAGCTGTGTTAGATTTGGATATGGGTAACTATATTCAACAACATATTGAGATGCTACAATATATTAAAACTGAACTTGATTTAGTAACTGGTATTACTCCACAAAGACGTGGACAATATACTTCATCTGATCAAGGATTAGGTGTAACACAAGAGAATAAGTTAGCTAGTTCTAATATTACTGAATGGTATTATAAGATCCATGATAACACTAAAGTTAGGGTATTATCTCACTTACTAGAAACAGCTAAATACTGTTTACGTAATGGTAATAAGAATATCCAATATATAGAAGATGATTATACTACTAAAATATATCAAGTTGATGGAGAGCTTGTAAATGAATCAGAATACGATTTATTTATTAGAGATGCAGTGGAAGATGGACAAGCTATTGAAATGTTACGTAAAGCAACAGAAATAGGTTTACAAACAGGTCAAGTTAATATTATCCAATTAATGGATATTTATAGTAATCAATCATTAGCTTCTATTAGAAGAAAGATTGAGAAGTCTGTAGCTGAAGCTCAAGAGCAAGCACAACAAGCTCAACAAATGCAATTACAACAACAAAAGGCTATTGAAGATCAAAAAGTTCAAGTTGAGATGGAAAAGCTTAGACTTAAACAATATGAAATTGATCAAAACAATCAGACTAAGATTGCTATTGCTGAAATGCAAGCTTATGCAATAGATGAAGGATCTGCTCCTGAGTTAATAGATAGAACAGCAGAGTATGCATTTAAACAACAAGAAATATCTCAAAAAGCATTTAATGAGCAAGAAAAGCTTAGACATGCTAAAGAGGTTAAAGATAAAGAACTTGAACTTAAGCGTAAAGAACTTGATGAGAGAATGAAGATTGAGAATAAAAAACTAGAGCAAATTGAAGTACAAAATAAAAATCAAGAGTACTTAAAAGAGCTTGATGTTAAGATGAAAAAAGAAGAACTTAATGCTAAGAAAGAGATTGAAAAAATAAAATTACAAGCAGCAAAATCTAAAGCTAGATCATCTACTAAGAAATAATATGTTACTGAATAACAAGCATTATTATAACCTTTCTTCTCAAGAAAGAAAAGATTTATGGAAACATTATAAGAAAGCTTATCCTAATATGGGGTATAGTGATATGGTTAATCATTTCCATAGTGAAGTAGAGAACTATCAATTTGGTGGTAGAACTGATTACTTTAATAGTGATGTTAAAAAGTATCAAGATGGTGGAGAAGATAAAGGTACTCAAGTACCTGATGCTCTTAAAACAGCTAAACCTGTAATTGATTTAAATTTTGCTATAACACCTGCTCAAAAACAAGTTGCTGCTAAAAATAAAAGACAAAGAGAATTAGATGAAAATCCAGCTTCTTACAATGTAATGAAAGATTATGTAGGTATGGGAATAAAAGAACCTGGTTTACAAACTAGTATGGATCCTATTGATTTAGTAGGTACAGGTGTTTATAAAGGAGCAGCTAAAGCATTAGGAAAAGCATTAAAACCTTTAAAACAAGAAATCTTATATAAAGGAATTAATCCTGTTGGTTATGGAGCAAAAGAAAAAATAAAAGATTTTATCCCTAATACTATAAAATATACATTAAAACCTGATGAAAAAATAACTGATATAGGATTAAAACTTTCTTCAAATTCTATTAATACTGCTGATGATTTAGCAAAAGCTAAAATAAAATTTAATAATTCTAAAAAATTTACACAAGAAGAATATAATGCTTTACCTATTGAAGAAGCTGATAAATTATATTCTCCAAAAGAAATAAAAAAAATTATTGCTAAAGGGGAAAATAGAAGTGATGCTTTTAGAATAGGATTAGGATTAGAACAAAAAAATAATACATTTAATAAAATAGGCGATAATTTATATAGAATAAATCCTGAAAAATTTAATCCTACAAAAGGACATTTAGTAAGTTTAGATAATGATATTAATACTTTTTTACAAAAAGAATCTGTATATTCAGGTGATCATCCTGGAGTAAAATTAATGAAAAAATATAATAAAGTAACTTCACCAACTATTAAAACTCCTTATGGAGAATATAGTATAAATGATATAAGTAATTATTTAAAAAAACCTGGAGATAAAATTAAACCTTGGCAACAAAATAGAATAGTTGAAAAAGCAAAAAATCCTAAATTTGAAAATAGTATATATGATGCAGACGAAAATGGTATTATGGGAAGTTATAGATGGGATGTAAAAAAAACACCAGAAGGTAATTTGCATTACCAATCAAATGATACTTGGGATATACACCCTTGGGAAAAAAGAGGAAAAATTAATCTTAATGATGATATTATAAATGAAGCTTTAAGAAAAAAACATTTTAAAAATCCATTAAAAAACATAGAAGCTTTAAAATTAATGGGAGGAAAACCATTTAATATTCAAAATAATTTTATAGTAAACCCTGATGATTATTCAGTTATACATAAATTTAAGAAAGGCGGAAAGTTAAACAATTTAAAATAATTAATTAAATGATAACTAACTTCAACATATTTGGACAACTTATTAAGATAGAAACTCGTAAGTCTTTATACAAAAAGAAGTGTTTAGGTATGTGGTTAGCTAATGAAAATACAATTCTTATACAAGAGAATACTGATAAATATCCTCTTAATGATGATATAATTAATCAAACTACTTGCCATGAAATTATACATGCTTGGTTAGATAAATGTAATTATCACAAGCTCTCTAGTGATGAGCAATTAGTTGATTTATTAGGAAATTGTTTACATGAATTTTTAATTTCACAGAATAAAAAATAGGTATTAAGCTATTTAGCACAAAAATATAAATTAAATAATTATAATATAAAAAATAAATAAACTAATATATTAACTGATATGAACGAGAAAAATGAATTATTTGAAGGGTTAGGGTCCTTTCTTTTAAATCAAGATGCTGTCAGTGTTGAATCATTAGAAGGTAATAACACACCACCTGCTAATGAAGAAGAAACTGCTGCTGAAACACCCAAGTCTGATGCTGTTACACTAGATGAACTAGAAGCTGATCTAGCTAACCAAGCTAAAGAAACTGAAGAAACTGCTGTTGAGTCTAATAATGATAAAACAGAAGAATCTGAAGAAACTAGTACAGAACCTAAAGGTTCAACAATCTACAAAACTTTATCTGAACTTCTTAAAGAAGAAGGTATAGTTGATGAAGTGTTTGAAGATAAAGAGTCATTATTCAACTACTTTAAATCAGCAGCTGAAAATGAAATAAAAGAGTGGAAAAATAGTTTGCCTCAAGAGATCACTAGTATTATTGAGAACTATGAAGAAGGAGTACCTTTTGATGAGTTACTTAATATTACATCTAATCAAATTAGATTAGATTCAATTGATGATGAAGTGCTTTCTGAAAATCTTGAATTGCAAAAAAATCTAGTAAGAAATTTTTATATTAATAAAGGTTTCAGTGAGTCTAAGATTGAAAAGATGATTAGTAAATCTTTAGAATTAGATGAACTAGAAGAAGA